GCAACTTCTAAATGTGGCGACCAGTTCCAACCTGGACCATCTTTTACTCAATCTTTTGAGTGTGAAGGTTTTGCAATTGACGAAACTGGAACTCCAGCAAAAGATAGCTACCAACAGTTATATGCTGCTCACGCTGCAAGAACTGTATTTTCAATGAAGATGGGTAAAGCTACTCCAGCTGCTGGTGATATTACATATAGCGGTCAAGTTTGGATTTCAAACTTTGATGTAAATGCAGATGATAAGGATGATGTTAAATTTTCTGCAACATTTGTAGTATTTGCACCTCCAGTAACACAAACTGAAACTGTATAAAACCTAAAAAACCACTATGTATAAATTAGAACTAAACAACAAAACAATTAATTTAAAATGGGGTACATGGGCAATGCGTGAGTTTTGTAAAGACAAAGGCATAACTATTGACCAATATTTTCAATTAGTAGGAGGCAGTTCTTTAGACTTAGATACTATTATTAAGTTGGTTTATGCTGGTTATAAATCTGCTTGTAATAGCAACAAAGAAACAGTTGATTATACAGAAAACGATGTATGCGACTGGTTAGATGAATTAGGTGGATTATTTAATGCAGAAGGTCCAGTTTTGGAGTATTTTAAATACATCATTACAAATACCGTAACTGCAGTGAGTGGAAACCTTAAAGAGGAAAAAAAAAAGTCTAACGAGGCTGACTTGGGATGATATTTTAGTTAAGGCTGCCGAATGTAATATACGCCCAAGCGAGTTTTGGGAGATGACTTGGAAGGATTTTTCCATTATTGTAATGGGGAAGGAGAAACAAGAGTTAAACGAATGGGCGAGGACACGAAACCTCGCCTATATTGTATATCTAAGTAGCACATCTGAAAAAAGCCCAAAATCGTTAAAGAATTTTTGGCACATACCAGAGATTGACGATTACGAACCAGTAGAGGAGAAAAAAATGCTAACAGATGATGAGTTAGCACAAACATTGAAACTGTACGGAGTAAATAAATAAAAATGGCAGAACAATTAGACTTAAGCATTAATATTGGAGCAAACACTCAAGATTTTCAAGGTGCGCTACAAAAGGCTCAAAATTTACTTAATCAGTTTCAAGCTGCCTTAAAAAAAGCTACCAATGTAGGGGAAATAAACTATTTAAATAGTCAAATAAAAAACCTTAACACTACAATTGGTAATATACAAACCCAGATGGGTAGTGCAGCAAAAGGTACTGCAAATGCAACTCAATCTCTTATTAACTTTTCGAGAATTGCTCAAGATGCTCCATATGGAATTATTGGTATTGCCAATAACTTAAACCCAATGCTTGAGTCGTTTCAACAGTTGGCAAAAACTGAAGGTGGGACAAAAAAGGCATTAACTGCAATGATAGATGGATTAGCTGGTCCAGCTGGTCTTGGAGTTGTATTAGGTGTTACATCATCTTTATTAATTACATTTTCAAAACAAATAGGAAATGCATTTAAAGGTGGAGAGGATAAGTTAAAAGGTTTAAGAGAGGAGTTAAAAAAATTAAATGAGGATGTATTTAAAATAGTTGGTGCAGCGCAATCAAGTCAAACATTAGGTACAATATTAGTTGGGAAAGCAACAAATACTAATCTTGACATAAAGACAAGGCAAAATGCATTAAAAGAGTTTAAAAAATTATATGCAGAAAGTGCAGAAATACAAGACTTAGATGTCAAAAATATAAATTCATATAATCAAAAATATTTACAATCTTTAAATAACAGAGCGGCAGTTCAGCAAGAAGGATTAGGTAAAGAAAGAAATTACGTTAATGCTTTAACTGAAGCAAACGCAAAATATAAGCAACTTTTACAAGAAAGAGATAAAGCTGTTGCGAATACATATGCTACAACAAAAGATTTAGAATCAGGTAGAACAACAGAACAACTAAGGGCTGCTTTAAAAGCAACTTATGTAAAACCTTTAGCAGATGCTAAATTAGAAATAGATAAGGCTAAAGCATCATTAGGTAGAACAGTTGATACATTATTGCAATTTTCTACTCCAGATAAGAAAGATAAAACTACACAAGATACATTAAAAGACTTTTCACAAAATCTTAAAAGTGAAAATAATGCAATACTTCAAGCTATACAAAGAAGAAAAGAATTATTAAAAGAAATTGGTTCTCCTATATTAATGCAAAAGCCAGAAGATAAGGCAAAAGCAGAAAAACAAAGATTAGCTGGAATTAAAGCCTTTGGAGAATATTCAATGACTGGTGAATTTGGCAAGTCATTACAAGGTAAAACAAGTGGATTTTATGAGGAACAAAAAAAGATAAACGAGGAGAAGGCGAAGGATATTCTATTAACTCAACAACAAACAGATGCTAACTTACAATTAGCGGACACATTATCAAATTATGCTGCTAATTCATTTATGAATTTATTTAATTCAATGGAGCAAGGTATGAGTTTAGGAGAGGCTTTGGGTAATATGTTTATGGATTTAGCGAAACAAATTGCAGCAGCGGCAATCAAAGCGGCAGCGTTTCAAGCTATCTTATCTTTACTTCCTGGAGGTACAGCTGCTAAGGCTGCAGTAGGAGGATTTGGTGGTATATTTAAAAGTATATTAGGTCTTGCGTCTGGCGGAGTTGTAAACGGTCCTACATTGGCAATGATAGGTGAAGGTAGTGAAAGCGAAGCTGTAATGCCATTAAGTAAGTTAGGCTCAATGATGCAAAATACTTTTAACGCTGGTGCAATGGCTTCTAATGGTGGAGGCGGCAATGGTGAGTTTGTATTAAGAGGGCAAGATTTGGTTTTGGCAATGAATAGAAGTGAAACATCTTTAAAATATAGACGAGGATAATGGCATACTACGATAAATATAAAATTACTTATGCTACAAAGACAAGTAAAACAGCTTACTTGTATTTACAAGAAGATTTACCATCTGCACCTACTTTGATAGAGTATATTGGGGTAGATATATCTTTACAATATATTCCAAGCGGTGATGAGATTTATGAACCAATTTACGCAAGTCAATTGTCTTGTACTATTGACGTAACAGATAATTTAGCTAATATACCAGACTTTGTTACTGTAAATGATAGAAAGTATTTTGTTAAATTATTTTTAGGCACTGATTTAGAGTGGTGCGGTTATACGTTAAGCGATAACATTTCAATAAGTTATTCAACTGGTAGAAAGCAATTATCATTTAATTGTGTTGATGGATTAGGTATGCTTAGAAACATACCATTAAATATAAATAGCGTTGGCAATAGGACTAATAGTAATTTAAGCCTATTAACGTATATTTTAACCTGTTTAAATTCATTAGGTTTTCCTACTAACCCTAACTTAATGACAGTGTGTTCTTATTTTGCTCTTGATATGTTAGATAGAGAAGATGGCACACAATACGAGCCTTTTAGTCAAACTTTCTTACCTATTAGAACATTTAAAAATGAAGATTACACTTACGAGAATAGCTACGATGTATTAGAAAAAATTATTAAGTCTTTTGGATGTAGATTATTCCAAGCTGGTGGGAAGTGGTGGATAGTAGCTGTAAATGAGTTTGCTAATGAAAATAATTACTTTACTCAATATAATTATTTAGGTGCAGTAGTATCAAGCGGAAGTAATTTAAACACGCTAAGCTCAATACAAGGATACACTGGTAACACAAGCGGTTTATATTTTATAAATAATGAGCAATATAAACTTATATTAAAAGGATTTAATAGAGTACAGACAACGATTGACATAAATCAAGATAAAAACTTAGTTGATAATGGAAACTTAAAAATATATCCAAATTTAAGTTCAGCTCCGCAATCATGGGTAGTAACCAATGTTGGAGTTGGTTCATCGTTTTTTCTTGTAAATAACGCAAATGAGTCTTATACTCAAATAACTTTAGTAAGAGCTGGCGGTGGAGGTTATACAAGGATGATAAATAACTTCATGCCTAAAATTAGTGCTAATGCAGTTTTAAATTACTCTATGTTATTTTTAAATGGTGGAAGTGGAACGAGAGGGTATGTTTCAATGACTGTATTTGATGGCACTACTACTTATTACTTAAATAATAATAAAGATTGGCAAAGCACAGCAAGTTCTGGATATACAATACCAGAAGGAGCAAATGGCGAGTTTTCTTTTAGTACATTGCCTTGCCCTATTAGTGGTCAATTAACAGTAGAGTTTAACAATCAAGTGGGGAACACTTGTACTGTTAGCCAGTTCGTAGTTACAGCAGAATATACTTATAACAAAGTAGATTACTTTGCTTATATTAATAATAATAAAGAATACGTTAAAGATGTAGATATACCTTTAGGATATCAAGGAATAGCTGGATTCCCTACATCTGTTGGAGTGTTCTTAAAATCAGATGGCGCACCACTTTTAAACTGGTACAGATTTGGTAAAAATGGTCAATATAGTAGTATGACTGAATTGCTAATGAGACAGTATATAAATTCTTATGGTGCAAACATTATTAATATAGATTGCTCATTAAGTAGCTTTGTAACATCAAACGCAACGTATCCATATTTGAACGCATCTAAGATGATTAAGTCATACGATACAGACCCAGCACAAATAAACGTACAAGATAACTCATATATGCTTGGGAACTCATCTATTGATTATGTAGACAACTCTATGAGTGGCACTTTATTGGAAATATCAAACACAGATATTAACGCAACTATAAATTATATACAATATTTTAAATAATTATAAGTCATGGCAGATAAAGTACAAGGTAAAAATATAATTCTATATAAAACTACTAGCGGAGTAGATACAGTATTCGCTTGTTCTACTAATTGTACGTTTAGCGTATCGGTAGATCAAGTTGATGTAACAAGTCAATCCTCTGCATGGTTTGCGGAATATAAAATAGACCGAGCATCATGGACTGTAAGTTGCGAGGGTATTGTAACTCTGGATGGCTACTCATATGCTGATATGTTAGCGACTCAATTGGCACGAACTCCAATAAATATAAAATTTAGCATTAATAATGGTACAAGCATGGTCATCCTATCTGGTCCAGCTATTTTAACTTCTTTATCTATTAACGCACCATATAAGGAAATTGCTACTTATAGCGTAAGCCTACAAGGAGTTGGTGCTTATACAATATCTTAGTAACTTTGACTTATGGCAGTTAAAGTAAGCGGAGATAATGTCATCTTATACAAAATAGATACATCTACTATTCCAGCAACGGAAACTGTTTTTGCTTGTGCAAGAGGCTGTACTTTTGAAAGCCAAACAGAATTAGCAGAAACTACATCAGCGGCAAACGCTTGGTTCAAAGAAGATAAAGACAATTTATCAGCATGGACTATGTCCTTAGATGGCATTGTTACATTAGATAATTTTTCATATGAAGATATTGCTCAAGCACAAAAGGATAGATTATTACTATTAACAAGATTTAGGTTTGATAACGGAGTAGATGGTTATAGATATATCAGCGGATTTTGCTTTATTAGCGGTTATACAATAAGTGGTGATTACAAGGACATAGGTAGTTATTCTGTAAACTTAACGGGTAGTGGAAAGTATTATACTGATTCTACTCCTACGACAACCAGCACTACGACAAGCACATCGACAACATCAACATCTACTACGACAAGTACAACGTCTACATCTACGAGTACATCGACTACAACCTCTACGACTACGACAAGCACTACTACATCAACAACTACAACACAAGCCCCAGTATATTACAAACTATATAATTGTGCTACTGGTGCTACTGAATATTCAAGAGGTTATATAAGCGGCTCTTTTGCAGTAAACGACCGAGTTACTGCAATTGGGCAAACGTTTAGAATTGAACAAGTATTAATATCAGATCCAGGCGGGTTAGCATTAACATTAACGGCTACTGGTCTTACTGGATGTCCAGCTACAACATCTACTACGACTACTTTGCCTCCATTAACGTTAAATTTAACAGTGCTTTGTAATAACGTTGGAACATATCAAGGCAAGGTAGTTGCAACATGGTCTGGCGGTAGCGGAAGTGGTTATCAAATAAGAGCGGGTTACGGATTTTCTTTTAGTTCTTATAGGTCAATGGGTACTACTCAAACATTAACACTAACAAGCGAAACCAACCCTTACGATGGCGCAAGTGGATTGAGAAACACAACTGGGGGTAGCGATGTGTTTGTAGTTCAAGTAATTGATAATAATGGAACTGGAACATTTAATTCAACAAGCCAAACTACTGCTATTGCGTGTGCTGGTACAACTACTACAACATCTACATCTACTACGACTTTACCTCAAGTATGGTATTTATTATATAATTGTGCGACTGGAGCGACTACTACATCTACTAACTATGTGGATGGCACGTTTCAATTAAACGATAGAGTA